TGGTATAATTAGAATGGAAAAATTGACTGTTGGAGAGAGAGGGCCTATATCGAGGTCCTCTTTTTTGTTGGGTGAAAGGCAATAAGAAAAAATAAATTAATCGAGTTTGGTTTTTAGTAGGTGGTGAGGTGATATGAAACTAACTGAAAAACAAAAAAGATTTGCTGATTACTATATTGAAACTGGAAATGCGACAGAAGCATGGGTTAAAACATATGGCAGTTTATATGGCTTTAAAAATTTAAATTTAATTAAAGATGAAGACCCTATAGGTGTTGTTATAGATTGTATTTGTGTGTTAGAAAATGAAGGAATAGACGTTATTAGAAAGTATGCGGCTATAGTATTGTTAAAAGCTTTAGTGGTAGATGATTTTCGAAAAACAATTTTAGAAAACCCTGATTTATTTCCTCTAGACAGAGAAGATTATAGAGTTAGAACTTGGAGGAAAAAGATATTAAGTAAAGGCAAATGTGAACGGTGTGGCAGAACGGAAAATTTAGAAGCTCACCATATCATACGATGGGCGGATTATCCAAAAGGTAGGATAGATATAAACAATGGTATGTGTTTATGCAGAGAATGTCATGCTAAAGAACATAAAGGTGAACAATCATACTATATGATGAAGGGGCGGTTAGTATGAAAAAGAAGCTGTCCCCAAAACAAGAGAAGTTTTGTCTTGAGTATGTTAAAGTTGGATTTGCTGGGCAGGCTTATATAAACGCAGGGTATAAAGCAAAAAGCAAAGTTGTTGCAGAAGCTAACGCAAGAAAATTACTCGAAAAATACTATATCAAAGAACGCGTTAGGGAATTAATGGATGAAATAAAAAATGAAGACATAGCTGACGCTGAAGAAGTTTTGAGATATTTAACAAAAGGCATGAGAATGGAGTTAGAAGAAGAGGTTGTTGTAGTTGTTAACACAGCTGATTGGCGTAGTGAACCGCAGATAGTAAAGAAAAAAATATCAATTAAAGATGCAAATAAATGCGCGGAGCTATTAGGCAAGAGATATACATTATTCACTGAGAAGGTAAATGTCGAAGGTAACTTAGGCGTTCAGATAGTAGACGACATAGAGGATGAGGATGTTGAAGACGATACAGTTGTCTGATGTTGTGGTTCCGCATTTCCGGTCCTTCTGGGCGGCGTCAAAACGACATAAATATTTGCGGTATGTCCTCAAAGGCGGACGTGGCTCTGGCAAATCAACGCATATAGCTTTGCGGTTGATTATAGACATGATGCGTTATCCGGTGACAGCTCTTTGTGTCCGGAGGGTAGCTAATACGCTAGGCGAATCGGTCTACGAGCAACTCAAGGAGGCTATTAATATACTGGGGGTTAATGCTTACTGGCGCGAAGTCAAAAACCCGATGCAACTTATCTATATCCCCAGAGGGAATAAAATCATCTTTCGAGGAGCTGACGATCCGCAAAAAATTAAGTCTATTAAGATGTCTAAGTTTCCCATAACGTTTTTATGGATTGAAGAGCTAGCAGAATTTAAAACTGAGGAAGAAGTATCGGCCATTGAGAACTCTGTGTTGCGTGCGGAGCTTCCAGATGGTCTTTTTTATGCTTTTTACTACTCGTACAATCCACCAAAGCGAAAACAGCACTGGGTGAATAAGTTATATGAAACGCAATTCGTGCCAAAAAATACTTTCGTTCACCATAGCACATACCTAGATAATCCTCATATCTCCAAAGAGTTTCTCGAAGATGCTGAGAACGTAAAAAATCGCTCCCAACACAAATACGATTGGGAATACCTCGGTAAACCTATTGGCTCTGGTGTGGTGCCGTTTGATAATCTTGTATTTAGGAGCATTAGTGACGCAGAGATACGGAGATTTGACAATATCCGGCAGGGTATTGACTGGGGTTATGGTGTAGATCCAGTAGCGTTTGTGAGATGTCATTATGATAAAACACGCCGGAAATTATATATATTTGACGAATATTACGGGGTTAAAATAAGCAATCGGGAACTCGCCGAATGGATCAAGAAAAAGAACTATCATACCGAACTAACGATTGCCGATAGTGCTGAACCGAAGTCCATTGATGAAATGAAGTCTTATGGAATTAGAATCAAAGGAGCCAAAAAAGGCCCTGGAAGCGTTGAGTATGGGGAGAAGTGGCTGGATGATTTGGAGGAAATTGTCATAGATCCAAAACGCACTCCAAATACAGCCAGAGAGTTTGAAAACATTGATTACCAAGTTGACACAGATGGTAATCCGAAACCAAAGCTGGAGGATAAAGACAACCATACGATTGACGCAGTACGTTATGCCTGCGAAAACGACATGAAGCAGTCAGCAATATCTTTTTAAGGTGGTGGTACAGTGGCGTATGTTACACAGATGCAGTTGATTGAACGTTTTTTGGCCAAAGGTGCAGCAGCCGCTATGACATTAGAACAGTTCATCAAAGCTATGATTGATGAGTGGAACAACTCTAAAGAATTGGAGTTGATGCTTACTGGTCAAAGGTATTATGAAGGTGAACCAGATATTCTAAAGCGAATTAGGAAAGTGATTGGTGAAGGTGGTGAGCTAGAAGAAGTTAAAAATCTAGCGAATAATAAACTAGTTCATAATTTCGTTAGGAAGCTGGTCAATCAAAAGGTTGGTTATCTTTTATCATTACCATTTAGTATTCAGACGAATAATGAGGATTACTTAGAGGAGTTAAATAAGTTTTTTGATAAAGCTTTCATGCGTTCATTTCAGAATCTCGGTAAGGAAGCGATTAACAAAGGGAAAGCCTGGCTTCATGTTTATTATAACGAAGACGGTGAATTGTCATTCAAACAAATTCCATCTGAAGAGATTATTCCTCTCTGGAAAGATGCCGCGCATACAGAGTTGGATGCAGTCATTAGAATATATCAATTAGATGGTTTTAATGGTACAGAAAAGACAACCATTACTAAGGTTGAATATTGGGATAGGAATGGTGTTAAGAGGTATATTTTAATAGAGGGTGAATTAGTACCCGACGTAGAAGCTGGCGAAGAAAGTAGTCATTTTATGGGAGTGGTGAATGGGGAAGAACAAGGTTATAATTGGGAGAAAGTGCCGTTTGTTTGTTTCAAGTATAATCACGAGGAAATACCACTTATTAAGTTTGTGAAGTCACTAGTTGACGATTACGATAAACATAAGTCAGACAATAGTAATAATCTTGAGGATTTACCTAATGGTATTTATGTACTTAAAAATTATGACGGTCAAGATTTGGGTGAGTTTAGGAGAAACCTTTCACTTTATAGAGCAGTTAAAGTTACAGATGAAGGTGGGGTGGATACTTTAACAGTTGACGCTGACATTGAAGCTTATAAACACCATCTAGAAACTACTCGTAAAGATATTTTTGAATTTGGTGGAGGCGTGGATACTCAAACTGAGAGGTTTGGAACCGAAAGGTCTGGCGTAGCACTGAAATTTCTCTATGCCGACCTGGACATGGACGCCAATATGATCGAATGTGAATTCCAGGCGAGCTTGGAGCAGTTGAGATGGTTTATAGACCAACACATTTATAACACAACTGGCAAAGATTACTCCGAAGAGAATGTAGATTTTATTTTTAACCGTGACATAATCATCAACGAAAACGATGTGATTATGAACGCTAAAAACAGTGTGGGCGTTATATCGAAGGAAACTATACTGTCTAATCATCCGTGGGTTACAAACGTCCAGGATGAGTTAGAGCGAATAGAGAAAGAGGAAAAAGAACAATTTAACAGTTATTTTAATGCTTTCGGATCTGTAACTGGTGGTAACGATGGCGAAGAATAGAGATTATTGGAAGAAGCGGTTCGAACAGTTAGAGCAGGCGGCCAATAAAGAAGCGTTAACGTATTTGCGAGAACTAGAAAAACAATACCTAAAAGCTCTACAAGAAATAGAAGCTCAGATAAACACATGGTATCGTAGATTTGCAGTCAACAATCAAATAGACATGAGTGAAGCTAGAAGGTTGTTGAATACCAAAGAATTAGCTGAATTCAAGTGGACAGTGGAGGATTATATCAGATTCGGGGAAGCAAACGAACTAAATCAGTTGTGGATGAAACAACTGGAGAATGCTTCAGCGAGGTTTCACATCTCGAGGTTGGAAGCTTTGAAAGTTCATATCCAACAATCATTGGAGACTTTATTTGATAAACAGCTTAGTGGAATTGACGATTTGATGAAAAAAATATACATGGAGGACTATTATAAAACTTTATTCGAGGTTCAGAAAGGCTTTAATGTCGCCTGGGATATAGCTTCTGTTGACCAGAATAAACTCTCAAAGATTATATCCAAACCCTGGGCTGTGGATGGTAAGAACTTTAGCGAACGGATTTGGACAAATAAAACAAAATTAATAAGTGAATTGCATAATGAGTTAACTCAGATGACTATTCTGGGTAAAGGTCCGGATGAAGCGATCCGAAATATAGCCCAAAAAATGAACACGTCTAAAAACAATGCTGGAAGGTTGGTGATGACAGAGCAGTCATATTTTTCCACTGTGGCGCAGGGGGATGCTTTCCGAGAATTGGGGGTAGAACGATATGAGATAGTGGCAACGTTGGACGATCGCACATCAGAAATTTGTCAAGAATTGGATGGAAAAATCTTCGAAATGAAAGATTTCGAAGCTGGTGTTACTGCCCCACCGTTCCATGTTTGGTGTAGGACAGTTGTTGCTCCGTATTTTGATGATGATTTTGGGGAGAGAGCGGCCAGAGGAGTGGATGGGGAAGTTTATTATGTGCCTGGAAATATAACTTATAAACAGTGGAAGGAGAAGCATGTGAAATAAGAGGGAGGAGATTTGTATTAAAGAATATGAAGAATTAGAAGTTACATGTAAATCAGTAGAATAACAGTTCCCGCAAGCCTCTCAACGATGCGCAACCTGCGGGCCATTAATTAATCTCGCCATTTTGGTATTGTTGGGCGAAAACTAACAAGACATCACCGGACGCGACCGGGGTAAAAAGCGAAGATGAAAGGGAGGATATGAATGGATTGGTTGAAAAAATTACTTGAAGGTTTATCTGAGGAACAAATTAACAATATTACAAAGGAGGTTGAGAAACACTACGAAGGATTTATCCCAAAGCACCGTTTTGACGAGGTGAACGAGGCTAAAAAACAGCTTGAAAAATCTTTGGCTGAACGTGATAAACAATTAACAGAGCTTAAGAAGTCTGTTGGTGACAACGAACAGCTCAAACAACAAATCGAAAAACTCCAGGCTGAGAATAAAACCGCCAAAGAAGAATACGAAACCAAACTCAAAGACATGGCGGTTACTACAGCTATTAAATTGGCTGTTGCTGGAGAAGTACACGATCCAGATTTGATTGTTACTTTATTGGATAAGTCAAAAATTGAGATTGATGAACAAGGTAACATTAAAACTGGACTGGAAGACCAGATTAAAGCTTTGCAAGAGAGCAAAGCTTTTTTATTTGTTCAGAAGGATGATAGTGGTAAAGGTGTTTTTAAGGGCATTACGCCGCCTGACGGCAGTAATGATAATACCGCTAAAGGGATTAAGAACCCTTGGTCCAAAGAACATTTTAATCTGACTGAGCAAGGTCGGATACTTAGAGAAAACCCAGAGCTGGCACAACAATTGCAGGCTAGCGCTAATTAAGGAGGGTAATGAAATGGGTTGGGAAGATGCGTTGACTTACAACAGCGATAAAATAGCCGCAACTAAGGCTAATTTGACTGAAGTTTCTACTCTGATTAACAATAGAGTTAAATTTATCAACAGGACACGTGGAAGGCTTACTCTTGAAGAGCAAGAGCTTTTGCTGATTAAAGACAAAGTTGATAACAGACTCGCTGATGTCCAATCTATTTTGGATGTAGCAACGGTAAAAACGGCTATTGCGGGAGAAACGTATAAAATGGACCAAACTGATGTCGCAGATGGTGATGAAGCTGAAGTCAGTATTATAGCGGCAATTGCGGCCATTATTGATGAGTTGGAACTCAATGATGTTAGTTACGAAATTGAGAAAGTGTCCTATACGCCCGCTATTGCGGGAACTGAAAATGATGCTGATGGAACAGATGG